TGATGGGAAAAAAGTTAAAGGTGAATATTTTGAGGCTGTATTAGTTCAACAATACAAAAACGATAATTTAAATAAATTGCCAATTGGCAACAGAGGTGATGATCCCACTATGAGAAATCATGCTTTTACTAAATCTAAAATTTTAAAGTCAGCAATGGAGTGTTTTGAATTTAGTTGACAATAAATCCATTTTGTGTTATTATATATACACTGACAACTTTTATTATTAAAAATGAAATACGCTCTCATAGATACTGCAAATACATTTTTTCGTGCCCGACATATCGCAAGTCGCAACACTGATACATTCGGGAAGATAGGAATGGCATTACATTTATCACTTGCAAGTGTCAATCAAATTTACAAAAAATTTGGTATTGATCACGTTGTATTTGCACTTGAGGGTAAATCGTGGCGTAAGGAGTTTTACAAGCCTTACAAAGCTAATCGTGCAGTAGCGCAACAAGCAATGACAGAAGCAGAGCAGGAAGAAAATACCATGTTTTGGGAAACATACGAAACATTTACAAATTTTCTGCGTGACAAAACCAACGTGTCTGTTATTCGGCACCCCAATGCTGAGGCAGATGATATTATCGCACGTTTTATTAATTTACACCCAAATGATCAAATCTATATTATTTCTAGTGACACTGATTATTATCAGCTTATATCTGATCGTGTCCACCAATATAACGGAGTTACCAATCAACTCATTACCCCCGAAGGATACTTTGACGATAAGGGGCGTCAAGTTGTAGACAAGAAAACTAAAGAGGTTAAACTTCTTGGTGACCCAGAATTTATTCTCTTTGAAAAATGTATGCGTGGTGACGCAACTGATAATGTGTTCAGTGCATATCCAGGCGTTCGTACTAAAGGTACTAAAAACAAAGTTGGTCTTACTGAAGCATTTGAAGACCGCACCAAACAAGGTTTCCACTGGAACAACATGATGCTCCAACGCTGGACTGATCACGATGGTGTAGAACATCGTGTTAAGGATGACTATGAGCGCAACCGTACATTAATTGATCTTAATGCACAGCCCGATGATATTAAAGGTAAGGTTGACGAGGCTATACGCACCGGTGTTCGTACTACTACGACCCCGCAGGTTGGTGTTCACTTTATGAAATTCTGTGGTAAGTATGAGCTTGTTAAAATTAGTGAACAAGCAGAAGCATATGCAAAATGGTTAAATACGCCCTACATTGGTGAATTGGTTAGTGTACCCGAATTAACATAAATACTCTAGGAGTCTTTATGTATAATGCTAATTATAAGGGAATTTGACGGTATGAAGCAATATGTCGTTTGCAATGAAGCAGGAGATTGTTTAATTGTAACTACGAGTAGCAAAATTGCAAATTTTGTTGAGGCAAACGTAAAGGGAGTACCAGCTAGTCTTAGACTTAACATTGGCGGAGACCCAGGAACTAAAAAAGAGTATAAACTTTGGCATCATATACGAAAATACGGAAGATGATTACGACCCCTTATCCATTTCCAATACATGTATTTCAGGATGTATTTAAAGTTACATCAATTCCTGCCATCGAAGGCACACATTATAAACACACAGTTGTGACAGAAAGCGCATATCCAACTGGTAATAACACTAGAGTTGTGCAAACTTATTCAGTAACACTTTATGACGCTGCTGGAAGACTTGATGCATATAATCATAGGTTTGGTAGTTTTGATAGAAACGTGTAATGAAATGCAAAACTACTTTCCGTTATGTTGAAAATTCTGATGAGTTTATAGATACACTTATTAAGAATAAGTATAATTTTTATTACTCATTCATTCGTTTTGAACCAGGTGATACAAGTAAAACAATCATTGAAATATATTTTAAAAACGAGATAGATTTAATTATTTTTAACTTAACATACGAACATGATAACAGTAAGTAAAGACAGGTATTGGTCTAATTTAGTTGACTACTATTATGAGAATATACATTGGTCTAAATCTGATATTAAACCTGAAACAACATTACGTGATTGGATAAACACAGAGTATAATGCTCATGAAACTGTAGACGGTCATTCACTCATATTCCTTGATCCAAAAAAATACACCTACTTTATGTTACGTTGGTCATGACGTATCCTGTTAAAATATACTGGAATTTAGGAGACACACTTACTGCATGGGACGAAAAATGTGTTCAGTTAATAGAATTATTCGGACTACCGGGCGATAGATACACTACCAGCTTTTGTGAAGATTTTTTACAAATTTCATTTTATAATGAAGTTGATGCAATCCATGCACTACTAACATTATGAAACCTATATTAAATTGCGAAGAAGGTGATGTGTACGGAAACACATACTATGTTGTTCAAGTAGATGGGCGACCTACCTACGGTGATTATAGTATCTGGGAAGATATGATTAGTTGGGTTACTAAAACATTTGGACCTACTGCGCCTGATGGTGTGTGGACACCTAATATGCGTTGGTATGTTAACAATGCACGATTTTGGTTTCGTGAAGAACGTGATCGTGAGTGGTTTATGTTGAGGTGGTCATGACCTGGATTGTTAAATTTGACGTAACACTTGACAAAGATAGATACCACGAAATTAGTGAAATAGAAAAATGGTGCCTAACAAATATAGGTGAAGGTGGTTGGACCCCTAGCAGCGATGTTTTGTGGTATGCTTATAGTAGTTTTGGTAAAACAAGATTTATTTTTAAAGAAGAAAAGTATTACAATTGGTTCTTATTGAGGTGGTTGTGAGTTTAGGACCAGAGTGGAAATATTACATATCAATAATTAATCCAGATTGGCATCTTGCAGAAGTTTGGTGTATTGACAACATAGGTCCTTTTGGAGAAAATTGGTATAAGCTAGGTATGGATATTGCTCACCTTATTGATTTACAATGGCACACAGAATGGTATTTTAAAAATGAAAAAGATTATATATTGTTTTCTTTAGTATGGGCATAAGGATGAAAAAAATATTGCGTAGAAAAATTCTTATTCGTGAATATGATTTTAATAAAATAAAGACTAATGCGACAGCTAAAGTTGATAGATACGAAACATTATACGACCGTGCTACATTTACTCCTATAAAAAAAGAAGATTTGGAAAAAGAATATTTAATATATTTGTTAACCAAAGATGAAAACGATATAACAATTAATCCAATGAATAGTTGGAAGCCCACTGAGTATCCAGCCAGTTATCTATGGCATGTAAAGAAAAGGCTGTACAATGAAGATTATGCTAGATGGACTTGTAGATTTGATGATAACGGATTTCTTACAGTCCAGTTTAATAAAGGTACACCAGAAACTAAATTAGGTTGGGGTGTATTTGAAAAAGATTATTAATGGTTATTGATATTACCAATGTTGTTCGTGGCAAGATGGAACACAAAGCAGACATTCTACAAGAAATGTTAGAGTGGCTGCATTTGAATGCTGGTGAATACTTGGCTTATGATGCAGATATTAAAAAAGATCCGTATAGATATGCGATAGGTAAAGGTTGGAAGATTGTTATAAGACATGAATCACAACCAATTATTAAATCAATGCGAAAAGTTTGGGAATTAGAAATTAAAGACAAGGCTATTGGTGAGATGTTTATACTAAAATTTTTATGACACGTTATAAAACTTATACACATACTTTTGTTCCTAAAGACAACAATGACGCTGCTGAACACATTAAATGGTGTCGCAGAAATTTAGGAATACGAGGGTCTGATTGGGATTTCTCAGGTCACAAACGTTTGGATATCGTGATCTATACTGAAAAATATATTCCCTTCTACAAACTGAAATTTGAATAACCAAAACTATTGTAAATATGAAAGAACACACGTATACTTACACAGAGGTGAACTATGAACTTAATTGCTAAACCAGTAGTAAAAGATCAATATTGGATTGTGACAGACGGTGAGAAAAAAGTTGGAAATGTTCTTGCTAATGGTTCTGGATACAGTGTCAAGATCGGTAATACAAAAAAAGAATACTCAAGCACAAAAACCATAGCGTCAAAAGAACGAATTGAATTTGTAAAATTTAAAAAAATTGACAAAAAAAATCCTAATCCATATGAAGATTTTCCTGTTACAGGAAAACCATATAATTCAATATTAGATGTTAAACGAAAGATACATTTATTTACAAAATCTGCTAAAAGTAAATGTTATTATGCTGCAGGATGGTATGCTCTAAAACAGGGTGAAGGGTTCGTTGCAGTACTTTGTCCAAAACATATCTTTGTTCAAAGATACGAATGCTTAGGTCCATTTACCACTAAAAATGAAGCTTTAAATGCGATAAATACATTATGACACATATAAAACGGTTTATTGATAAAATTGCTGTGACAGAAGCTAAACAAGGAAGGGATATTGTTTTACCATTATCTGATGCCAGAGCACTACGTGACGAAATTACTAAACTGCTAATAGACACTCAAGAGGATCTATTATCAAAGCAAGGCAACAACGTGGTGGCAGTTGAGATAAGAGGGGAACGATGGTAACTTAATGGGAAGAACTCAACCAAAAGTAATACTTGAGTTAGTAGACAAATCTACTTACAAAAATGACCAGATCGTAGAGGCTGCCGGTATATGGGCGGTTTTTTATGATGGGCAACCTATAAATCTCAAAAGTCAACATTATCTAGATAGCGAAAGTGTACCAAAATATAAAAAGACAAGTTTTAGTAATCCAGGACATGCAAGAAATTTATGTCGCAAACTTAACAAACAATTCAAAACAGATAAATTTAGCGTGGTTTTTATGAACTCTGGAACTAAGGTTTATCCAGATGATTAAGGATTCAGTAAAACGGAGAATCACGCAAGCGATACTTGAACAAATGCCTGAATGTAATATTGCCTTAGAATCTGCAATGAAAACATTTTGGTTAGATATTCGTAACGAAGGTGGTCTACGATTAAGTGATGCTGGAGATAAAGCATTTTCTACAGTGGACATAGAAAGTTTTGAATTTCCGTTTAGGTTAAAGACAATTACAGACAAAGAACCTATTTACAGTTATCAAAATTTAATGCTAGATTTAAGTTTAAAAGTACCCTGTCCTTATTATATTGGCAGACGT